CGCACCATTGAAGTTGGCGCGGTGACCTTTTCTCCGGCTCTTAAACAGACCAGGATGGGAACAGAAGCCCACTATTTGCTAGCTCGTTATGTTTTTGAAGAACTCAACTATCGCCGTTATGAGTGGAAGTGCGATGCCTTCAATCTTCCATCTAGAAAAGCAGCAGAGCGTTTGGGCTTTATCTACGAGGGAACCTTCCGCCAAGCTGTTATTTATAAAGGGCGTACCAGAGACACGGACTGGATGTCTATGATTGATAAGGATTGGCCAAAGGTCAAAGCTCGTTTTGAATCGTGGTTGAGTCCGGATAATTTTGATAAAAATGGGCAGCAGATAAAATCGCTTAGGCAATGTTAGAAAGGTTCTACTATGATAAAATTTACAAAAGAAACATCTATTTCAATTGATGACGTTTTACATCTCTATCAGGCAGTTGGTTGGACAAATTATACCAATCAGCCAAAGATGTTGGAGCAGGCCTTGTCTCATTCGCTAGCGACTTATCTTGCCCGTGATGGTGAGGAAATCGTTGGTTTAGTGCGTCTGGTTGGAGACGGTTTTTCTTCGGTTTTTGTCCAGGATTTGATCGTTTTGCCTAGATATCAGCGCCAAGGGATTGGTAGTCACTTGATGAAAAAATCCTTAGCTGATTATAAGGATACCTACCAAATCCAACTAGCGACAAATGAGTCTGAAAAGACTCTTGGATTCTATCGTTCTCTGGGCTTTGAAACCTTATCTAGTTTTCAGTGTACGGGTATGATTTTGGTGGACCGAAAAAAATTAAAATAATTTTTTTCACTTAAGCTAATTTTAAGTCTTGTTTTATATCATATACTTATTAAATAAAGACCTCCTAATACTCTTCGAAAATCTCACCATACTTCGTTAGAGTCGACTTACCTAACTTTAGTTATGCTTGCGTCGCTCTGCCTAGTTTGATTTCGATTTTCATTGAGTAACCTTTATTTAATAGAAATCCTAAAACTTTTTTTCATCATAATCTCCTAATAAAGTCACCCAATTTGGTGGCTTTTTTCTTGTTTGCTTTTAGCAATTTTTAATTAGTATTTATTATTTTTGAACAAAAGTAAAAACTAGAAAATCTTAAGTTAACTTTAAGACTTTTCTTGTATCATGTAATTATTAAATAAAGACCTCCTAACTTTATTTAATAGAAATCCTAAACTTTTCTTTTTCATAATAATCTCCCTTAACTCCACCGAAACAGGTGGAGTTTTTTGGCTCTATTTCAGGCTTTTGGGGACTATTCTAAAAATCATTTTTCGATATTTTTCGGTATTTTTCGGATTTTGGTCGGGGAATTGGCGGGGACTTTTTGAGATTTTGGCGGGGATTTTTTAGCGAATATGACTAAGAAATAGGTCTGTTGTCGCTTCAGCAAGTTCGTCCTCTACTTGATTGTAACGATCCGTCATATAAACCTTTGTATGCCCCAGCGCCTGGCTTAATTGTTCAAGCGGAACCCCTGCAATAATGCTTTGAGTTGTGAAGAAGTGGCGCATCATGTGAGGTGTTACATGCAATCCTGTCGCTTCATTCACTAGATTGAAGTTTCTATTTAACTGGTTTGGATTGATGAGATCACCTTTTTCGTTCAGGGTGATATAATCTTTTTGTTGTTCCTTGATAATTCCTAACTTTCGCTTAATCTTAGAAGCTTCAGCTATCAGATAATAGATAAGGTCCGTTCCGATATCATCAAGGCAGACATATCGCTCTGAATCCTTCGTTTTAAGCCCTCCTTTCCCTTTTAAGGTCTGGTTGCTTCGACTGTCTCTAAGATGCAGTATAACTCGTCCGCTGTCGTTCTGAGTGACGTCCATTGGGCGCAATCCAAAGACTTCTCCCCTTCTTAACCCAAAAATGGTCAGATAGGTTAGAGCGTAGAATTGTTTTGACATGATTTCTTCTGCCTTTGCTATCCAAGTCTTAAACTCTTTGAGAGTCACTTTCTTGTTAGCAGCAGGGATATCACTCTGGCCAATAAAGACACCTTTCAAGCGATTTGAGAGCAGATTCCCACTTTTCACGGCATCATTCAGCAATGCCATGAAGCTGGAATTGAGAGTTTGAACAGTGTATCTGGTATGGTTCTGCAACTTTTCAGCGATAAAGAGTTCATACTCATTTCTATCCAAATTTTTCAGCATGGCAGAACCAAACTTTGGCTTGATATGGTTCTTATAGAGATTGTCATTGAGGTAGTAGGAAGTGTCATTCCAGCGCCCTGTTGACAATCTCTTTTCAGAATAGATATCCCAGTACTGATCAAGCGTTAGATTCGTATTGATACCTAATTCTTGGTCTTGGATTTGTTGCTCAATCTCTGTCAAGGCTGCACGAGCTTGTGGAAGGGTTGTGAGACCACTTTTAGTAATCTCTTTCTTTTTACCATGAAAATAGAAAGAGCGTCTGATGTAATAACGTTTGCCTTTTGCAGTTTCATAGTAATAGATATTTGGGTATTTTGTTTTATTATATTTCATTGTATTCTCCTTGTTTATCAGCTTCTGGACAAGGTCTAAACATTGAGAATATTGACATCACCCCTTTCATGGTGTAAAATAGGGTATAGAAAAGAGGCCTTTTTAATGGCTGATTTTTATACAGGATAAGCTTCACAATCAAACTTTGGCGAGGGCGATTGTGGGGCTTTTTGTTATTTCTTGACTTTATCTTTTAAAGCTTTTTCAATAGCTTGTTTTAATTCTAAGATAGCTGCTTTATCTTCTTTGAGAAAAGTCACTGTATTCTCATCTTTGACTGCATCAAAAACACCACCTTTTGTATCGGATGATCCAGGATAGACCAACTGAAGGTAACCGACAGTTGCACCTGGCTCTTTTAATTGATAAGCAGTAATTTCTGATAATAGAATCGACTTTTCTCCATCCAATCCGTGAAGTAAAACATTTGAAACATTTGACTTTCTTGCAATCCTGATAAAATAATCATCGATTCTTACAACAGTTTTTGATTTCTTAAACTCAAAAACTCGCTCATTCGGTTCCTCTGTGAAGAGTTCAACCTCTAAACTTTCATCTTGCTTTTTACCAAACAATGCCATAAGTAGTTCCTTTCTTTTGCTGCTTCAGCAGTTTATAAACATATTTAACCAATTAAAGTCTGATATTCCTCTTTTACCATGATTTCATTCGTCATAGTTTTTAGATCATAGTAGGACATGAATTTGAGGTAATCAAACTCTGTAGGGTCGTCTAAGCTTTCTATAGCGTCTTTTACGAGATGATGGATCATATTCCTATCAGCTTCGTTTTCACAGCGTAGGCGAGCGTTCTGGTACTCTGAGCGTGTGTGGTCTTTGTGTCCGAGTTCATGCAGTAGTACCTTAACTCTCTCTTTCTTGCTGAGTTTACTCGACAGGAAAGCTGTATTGGTTTCTTTTTCGTAAAATCCAAGTTCGTCAGGCATCAAATCTCCATCAAAATCCATAATACGAATCTGAAAATGACTTATAATTTCTTTTTCAGTCACTAAGCAATACCTCTAATCACCAGCTTCTTTGAGATAACCTTCAATGATAGACTGGATGATTTTCTTCTTTTCATCTGTTAATTCTCGGCCACCAAACATCATGACATTAGATGCCATTTCTTCAATATTTAGAGCCTTCCCTTGCCATGTATATTCTTTTGAATCACCAGCAATAGTAGGATTATCCGTGCGACCAAGCAAATAGTCAGTGGACACGTTGAAGTAGTCGGCTATTTGTTGCAGTCGTTCAGCAGACGGTTGATTTCTTTTCAACCCATACAAAGAATTCTTTCCTAGCTTTAGCTTATCTTCTAAAGTATTTAGCGAAATCCCTTGTCTTTCACATAAATCTTTTACGATTTCAAAAGTAGAAAACATTGATTTATCAGCCTTTCTAAGACATGACAAAAAATATTTTACAAAATACGCAAAAAACGGTTGACATTATTTTGCGTTTACGCTAAAATAGTTTTTGTAAGTTAATGAGTTAGTAAAAAACGAAGTTAAAACTTATCTAAAAATAAATAGCTTTGGCGAGCAAGTAAGTTGATAGATATAATGTTTTATCAAGGTTTTTAATTATGCTTTCATTTTAGCAGATACGCTAAAAACTGTCAAGCATTTTATAAAATAATTTACTAACTCTTTAACTTAACTAATTAAAAGGAGGAGGTCACATGAGCCAACAACATCGTAAGTGGAACGAGCTCGTAAAGGAGCGAATTGAAAAACGTGGATGGTCGCAGACGGACCTAGCTATTGTAGTTGGAGTTAGTCCATCAGCCATCACACAGCTTTTCAAAGATGGTAAAGGAAGTGATGATTTGAAGCTTCGTATCAACAAGAAGTTGCGAATCAACGAGTCATGGGAGAAATTTGAGGAGTAAGAAATGAACAATACAAGACAAGATAATGATGTCATCAAAGAAATCATTGAGGAACATTTTGAAAATATGGTTGATGATATTTTGGAACACACAGAGACCTACTATGAAGCTTTGGGTGCTGTTTCTTGCATCAAGGGGAGCAATATTCCAAACATGCTTCACCTAACTAATTGTTTGGAAAAAGCTATCAGAAAACGTGCTATGCAACAAAAAACACTTAATTATAAAAATTAGGTGCTAGAGGAGAGGACTATGAACGAACTAGAAAGAACAGCCCTCAATGAAGTATTGAGGACCGTGACATATATTGCTGAGAAGTTGGATGAGTTGGATATTAAGGTTTCTCAATTGGAAGAAATGAAAGACAAGGCTTCATCAGCATCGTAATCAGCAGCGATAAATTGAGCTACTGAGAGAATGAACTTCTTTAAATCTTCGATATCTTTATCATCATGTCTGCGGACATAATGAGTCTCATCATTACCAATCCAGGCAACAGATTTTGCTAAGGCTTGAATTTTTGGGAAATCGTTTAAGTATGTAGCAATTACTTGTCCAAGCATGATTGCTTTGATTTTCCCTTCGTCGTCTTTATTTTTAGATATTGCGTAATCTTTTATGAGAAATTCTGCCGCTTTACGATAGCCGACGCCTGCAATTTGATTTAATGCCTCAGATTCAGCAACGGTTGCTTGAGAATAAATTTCGACAAAAACGGGAGAAACTTTTTCTATGTTTTCAGGGAGTTTAACCTTGATTGGAGGGCGGTAGGAATAGTTAATCATTGTAGAGAGCGGATAATCATCGTGAATATACTCTATTACAAAATACTTTTGGCAATCTTCATAAGTACATCTAAAAATAACAGAAAATCTCCCTTGATCGTCAAGTCCAGAGTTTTCAGAACTACAGCTCTGTCCGACATGTTGTGGAGACATGGTTCTACCACAGTGAGGGCATTTTGAAGGAGTGTCAATTGTAATGGTCTTTAGGATATCTCTAAACTTAATAGAAACATCAAGTTTCATAAAAAATCTCCAATCGTTTTTATTTTATTATACCAAATTTAGAAAGGAATATTATGAACGAAATTTTTAATTTTCACGGGCAGGAAGTCCGTACTTTGACAATTGATGACGAACCTTGGTTCGTTGGGAAGGATATTGCAGATATCTTGGGATATGCAAATTCAAGAAAAGCAATTTTTGACCATGTAGATGATGACGATAAGACTGATGGGGTAACGATTCGTGACGCCATGGGTAGAAATCAAAACCCTATCATCATCAATGAATCTGGTCTCTACTCTCTTATCTTATCCAGCAAGTTACCTCAGGCTAAGGAGTTCAAGCGCTGGGTGACATCAGAGGTCTTGCCAGCTATTCGCAAGCAGGGCGGATTCATCCGTGAGGATTTGGACGAGGATGCTTTCATCGCTCTATTTACTGGTCAGAAGAAATTGCGTGAGCAACAGGCTACTATGCTGGAAGATATTGACTATCTCAAGAGTGAGCAACCAATTCATCCAAGCTATGCTCAGTCGCTACTGAAGAAGCGCAAGGCTCGTGTAGTAGCTTGCTTGGGTGGTATTGACAGTCCAGCTTATGCTGACAAAATCTTCGCTCAATCTGTCTTCAGGCAAGCAGAGATTGATTTCAAAGATCATTTCAATATCAGTCGCTATGACTTGCTACCGAAAAAATTCGCAGACGCAGCCCTGGCTTATTGGATGACTTGGGAGCCAAGCACCAATACCAAGATGAAAATCATGAAATTGAACTCACTTGATGAAGTGTAGGAGGGGAAGAAGATGGACAATGTTCTACTTTCACTATCTGAATGGATTAAGTCCATTATCAAGGACACAATCACAAGGCTAGTCGAAATAGAAAAAGATAGTGATCACTATCCAGAGTTGATGGATGTGAACACTACCTGCGAATTTCTAGGAATTAAGTATGCCACATTTTCAGATAATTATCGTTATTTAAAGGGATTTCCAAAGGAATTACCTGGTAAGAAATGGTCAAAAAGAGCCATCAAAGAATGGCTCTCTAATCAAATATAATAACTTTACTAAAAGGCTTCTGGACAAGGTCTTAGCAAAATTATTTGACTATATTATAGCACAAAAGAGGATAAAAAACATGAACAATTTACAAATTATCGCAGTAGGCACAGTAGTATCAGTGGTATTGATTGAATCGCTGATGATGAATATCAAGCTTAAAATAGCCATGAGGTCAAAAAAGAAGATTCAATTTCAAGCGCCACAATTTGAAAAAGGGTTTATCGACTTTAAAACAGGTCGACGTGTGGATATTGATCCCGTGACACGAAAAGAAACATTTGTGGATTAGTAGAAAAACGGAGGGTATCAATGGTAGTTAAAAACAAGCGATACTACTGGATTCAACTTGCTCAAGATTTTTTTAAATCTAAAGAAATGAAATTGCTTCGTAAGATTGCTGGTGGAGATACACATACCATCATTTATCTCAAAATGATGTTGATTAGTTTAGAGGATGGCGGGCACATCTACTATGATGGACTTGCTGACAATCTAGCTGAAGAAATCGCTCTTGTCATTGATGAGAATGTTGAAGATATTAAAATCACTTTGATTTTCTTGGAGAGTAAGGGCTTGCTGACTAGAAAAAATGACAGAGATTATTTTTTAGAACAAGTTCCTGAGATGGTCGGAAGTGAAACGGCGAGCACTCGTAGAAGTCGCAAACATAGAGAGTTGAGGGGGTTGCATTGCAACACCATTGCAACAACTTGCAACGGAGATATAGATAAAGATATAGAGAAAGAGATAGATAATAAGGTGATGATTAGTTCAAGCCTCTCTGAAAATTTGAAACATAGTGGTATTCGAATCAACGAGAAACAACATCAACAGTTGCTTGAATATGTAGGACTTGATGGAATGAGTTTTGATATGTTAAACCGTGCAGTAGAGATAACTTCTGAAGCTTATCAACCTAGTTTCAAGTATCTGAGAGGGATTCTTGAAAATTGGAAAAAGAAAGGTTTCACAACTATTGAACAGGTAGATGATAATGACCAAAAATATAAAGATAGCAAGAACTCCCATCTTCTAGAAAGACAACAAAATGGAAAAAAATCAGAACAGGGGGCTAAGGACGAATGGGGATTTTAGAACTTATCGAGCAATTTGAAGATGACTTTTATCCGATAAGCGAGGAAAAGAAGTCACTGCTTGCAAAACAACCTCTTTCTACTGCCACTGCTTGCTTGTCAGATATGGCCAGCTGGCAGGCTTGCAGAGGTAAGGTATCATGGTAACTGATGCACTCGAGGAGATGGCCTTATCTTACCATAGAAATACTGAACAGCAGGCTGAAATTTGTGAAAAGCATGGGATTACCTTGATCAAAATCCTTCGGACAAATGATGTCCTTTGTCGCTTATGTGAATCGGAACGGATCCATGCAGAGAATCAAATAAAGGTCAATGAGTTGGCTGATGCTGAGCATGAACGAGAGCGGAAGTTCTATCTTGAGAGATTCTCTCTCTATGATGATGTACTGAAAAATGCTACTCTCGATAACTTTGACACACCCACTGAAAAAGAGGCTGAAAAGTTGAAGTTTGCCCAAAAAATTTGTAGAGAGTGGGCAGATGGAGCGAGAAACAATGTTGTTTTTCAAGGCGAAGCTGGAACGGGTAAAAGTCATCTTGCTTTTGCCATGATGAAAGCTTTATCAGAAGCTACAAAAGAAATTGCTATTTTTATCAATGTCACGGATTTGCTGATGAAGATTAAAGCTGATTTTAGCCAGGAAGAGTTCCTGGTCAATAAGATTGCCAGCGCTAAGTTTTTGGTTTTGGATGATCTTGGTATGGAGAAGGACAGTGAGTGGTCCTTCAGTATTCTTTACAACATTCTCAACAAAAGGGCCAATACGGTTATCACGACTAATCTGACTGCACAAGAAATTCAGAAACGCTACGGTCGGCCGTTTATGAGTCGGTTGATGAAGGGTGTAGACAATGATCATCTGATGGTATTTAATGACTTAAAAAATAAAAGGAAAGATTACTTTTAGAGAGGTGGGACACCTTGTTATTAAGACTATATTTCGTCTACAATGGGCACTGCAAGTTTTTTCTTGGTGATTTCAACAATGTGGATGAACTTATCGAACGGATGAAAGACCATCAGTGGGCTTTCTCAGGTATTACCAGACCAAAATTCAAGAAACACATCGGAAAAGACGATGTGAGGTTTGATTATGGTGCGATAGATTGCTATTACTTAGCGACAAAATCAACGTGCCGAGAACCACGTTAAAAGCGAGCTAGAATATGCGTCAATCGGTCGTGTGACCTTGGACGAGCGACTGCCCGTATTTAGCCAAACTCATACACAGAGGCAGTCGTATTTTTTGGAAAAAAATATGAATGACATTAAAGAAAAAGCTCTGGCTAAGTTGCTGGAGGAATTAAATCAACCACATGATACCGCACTTGACCGTGTTCATAACTGGATATGCGGCCAGGAGGATGAGGAATTATTTAAAGGAATCTTAAAAGAGCGATACTCTCTGAAGTGTGCTTTAAGCCATGCTAAAGAAAAAGCTCGTAAATTTGCTGAAAACGGAGTCGCTTGTATCGATGATGCTACTGTCTTCAGATGGGTTCGAGAATATTTTATCTCAAATTCACAAGTATCTAACATCAAGCAGGTACCTGTTGAACCCGTCAAGAAGAAAAAGGAAGACAAATCTCAGGGGTCTCCTGAAGAAATGGTTGATGTCGCCAAAATTAGGAAAGGCGCTGGTCCAGATGATGATATCATCAAGAAACCTAAAATTAAGAAAGAGAAAGGAGTAGTCGAAAAGCAAATGAGCATTTTCGATTTCTTGGATGAATGAAACATGAACAATGTAAGCGAGAAGCTGATAGACGATTGAAACCACCTACAGACTTCTGGAAATGGTGCTATTCGCAAATCACAACATACAAATGGATCAATAAGGACAAGACCATAATCGCTTCAGATTTGAACCTTGGTCATTGTATTGAAAAGCGACTGACAAAGTCGTCACGGCTCACTTTTTATGACAAGACTTACTTTTTCTCTATCATTCTCAGCACTTCGAAACGTATCGAAATACAATCTTATGAATTCAGGTCGAAGTTGGTTGAAGGAAAACAATTTATCGATTGGCATTTTACAAATTTGGAGCGATTCGAAAATGATAAACATGTGAAGATTGGCCAAGATTACAACGGACAATTTTATCCGTATCTTTTCGCTAATTTCTTTAGCGGAGGATATTATACAGGTAATAAATTCTATCCAAACAATTGGGTTGAAAAACTTAAAAAGGTATCTGAACTCAAATATTTGAAGTTCGGGAATATTTGCTACTGGGAAATTGAACGGCTTTACAAATACAAGTTTGAAATTGAATTTGCCCAGAAAATTCATGCTTACAAATTGGCCAACGAAATCATGTATCCAGGTTATACTGGATTCACCAAAAATGTAGATATGCGAACCTTAAACCGTAGATGGCTTCAGAAGAATAAACAGTTTTTTAAGAATTCAAATCGTAGTTTTAATGAATTTGAAATGAGCCGTCGATTAAAAGAACGGAACGGGCAGCTTGTACCTGGCATCGAGTCTTATCTGACCTACCATGATGTTAAACATATACCGAAAGGTGTAGGGATCAATAAGTTTCAAAATTGGGTTATTAAGAATCACATTGACTTCAATGAATATCTTGATTACCTCAAAATGCTACGAGAAATGGGCATTGAGCCTGAAGGCGATGCTATGCTTGTACCAAAGGATTTCACGGCTATGCATAATCACACAGTCGGATTATATAATCAATTCGTTGAAGAAAAACGCAAACTGGAAGATAAGAAAAAACGCAAGCAACTTGAAGCAGAATTCAAGCTTAGAGAAGGAATGGATAAAACCATCCATGGGTACGCATTCCATGTCCCTAGAAAAGTGGCCGAACTAATCTACGAAGGGAAAAAATTACATCACTGCGTCAGTTCATACACAGATAAGCATTTCAAAGGGGATACTTTGATAGTATTTGTACGCTTATCAAATCAACCAAAAACACCTCTTTACACACTAGAAGTAAAACAGGGAAAAATAGTCCAGTTTCGTGGAAAGTATAACCAAGACGTCCCGAATGATGTCTGGGACATAGCCAAGGAATGGATGAAACAAACGAAATTAGTACAAAAATCAGCGTAGGAGGTGTGAAGGATGAAAAGAAAAAACTATATTATTTTTATCAGGCATCTAAAGAAAATAAAAGATTTAGTAGATTTTTATGAATACATTGCAGATTCAAGAGTTTGTGCAATTGCTATTTATTTATTTTTAATCGTATGCTCACCTTTTATTGCGTTGTTATTTCCAATCGCATACATAGAGCATTGTATTTATAAAAAAAGATTTATTAGGAAATCCGTTGAATATGATTGGTATTCAAAGGAATATCTTGAAGAGGTTGTTGATATCAGAAAAATTGAAAGTGAGGAATTTTAATGAATAAGCAGGAATTGATTGAGGCAATCAAAGATGAACCTTACGAAAGAGGTATTTTTGTAGACACAATAAAATTCAATAGAAATTGGCTGTTAAGAAAAATAGAAAAACTAGACGAGCCAGAACCAGTCAAAGTTCCTCAGTTCGTGGCTGATTGGATTGATGTATGTAAAGAAAATTTGGCAATAGGATTATATACTGCTATGAATCCAGATTTTTTGAAACAGTGGAATAAAAGTGATGAACTTATTT